AGAATAGCACGAGAACTATACGAATGTTTGATGGAACGAATCTATAACGCAGATAAGTTTGTGCAGAAACTTGGTGTGTCACCACGCGAACGTTCCGCATTGGATGGTTTCTTGAATCGTGGCTACGAGTCAGTCAAAACGAATGACTGATATTAAACGCACCGAAGGTTACGTTCCTTCGCATGACATCAACCCGCATGACTTCACAAAAGATTTAGCGTTCGGTCATCAAGGCGAAGAAATAGTTAAACAGTTTCTTGCGGATTTGAGCGAAGGTTCATTCGAAGTGAAGTACGACAGGTTCCGCAACGGAAGAATTTTTGTGGAGTTCGAACAGAACCCACGAAACACAGGCTGGAAGCCATCTGGTATAGCGGTAACAACAGCGAAATGGTGGGTGTATATGTTTGCACCCAACGCTTTCTGTATAATAGAACTCGGCAGATTAAAAAAATATTTGAGAGCAAACAAAAACAAACTCCAAATTAAAATCGCCGCACCCAACTCCGACAATCCAGCGAAAGGATTTCTCATATACCCAACAGAGGTAAACGAGTTGATGACCGTATCCACCTACGACTAGAGGATTAATGATTAAACATATACTTGCCACCGTGACAGGGTTACTGTTCTTTGGGGGGTCTGTCTCAACAGCGAAAGCCCCACCACCTAAACCGATACAAGCAATGCAAGCAGTCAATTACCAAGCAAGGGAGACAATACCTCAACCGCCGATACCAGCCGAAGCCCGCCACCCAGAATGGTGGGACATGGCACGGCAAGTTGGATGGGCTGAAGACCAGATGATGATATTAGATTATGTGATACACAGAGAATCACGGGGGCAAATCAAAGCGTTCAACCCGACTGACCCTAACGGTGGTAGCCGTTGTCTCATCCAAATCAACGGGTCATGGACACGATGGCTTCGCGACCAAGGTGTCCTAACCCACGTCGATGACCTCTACAACCCTCGTGTCTGTCTTACAGCAGGGCTGGTCATCTACCAGTACGGTGTAGATAAACACGGCTACGGCTGGGGACCGTGGGCTATCAAACGCCCCTGATATAGTGGCTATATGAAGGGAAGTAAACAAACCCGATGGTTCTGTGACCGTTGCGATATGACCTTAACCACCTATGTTCGCTTGTCTGAACCCCCGTTGCATTTGTGCGATAACAAAGTCTCTAATAAAAGAGAACCAATAATCCAACCAATGAAAGAGGTATCCAAATGAATAACATAACAATCGTAGGGAACGCAGGTAAACCTGTCGAACTGAAATTCTCGCAAAGCGGGATGGCTGTGGGCACATTCACAGTTGCTACAACAAGCGGTAAAGACGACAAGAAAGTTACCGTCTGGCACAATGTTACTGTCTTCGGACAGATGGCAGAGTACGCTGCTGCATCCATAGAAAAAGGTAGCCGAGTGATAGTCGCAGGCAAACTAGACATCTCCACCTATGAGAAAGATGGGCAGAAGAAAACATCCAGCAAAATTCTTGCCGACGAAATCGGATTAACTTGCCGATTCAACCCAGTCATGGCAGACAAAACGGTGCAGGTTGTAGCGAAAGCACAAAACGATTTCGGTAAGATTGGATTCTTGCAAGAAGAAGAAGCGTTTTAATGGACATAATGGAATTAGATTTTGAACAATGGTTAGAAATCGGTATGCGTAGCGGATGGGTGTCACCACCTGTCTGCTACACACACGATGGGCTACCAACTTCTATAACAGAAGACGCAGAATTCGAAGACGGCTCAGACCCGTGCCTTCATATCATGCGCTGTTACGAAAGCGAAGCACACAAAGACGCCATAGAACTGAACTACTCGCCAGCAGTATGGAGAAACCCTAACCATGATTGAAGATTGCAACGGCTCAGAAATACTGTTAGAAGCACACTCGCTAATCACAGGCGCAAGACAAGCACAGTACGCCCACCCATTAGAAGACTACACACAGGCACGAGACATCTTCGAAGGCATGACAGGTGTGTCGCTCACAGTAGAGCAAGCCATCTTGTTTATGGTTGCAGTCAAACTGTCTCGTCTTAGGACAGCAATCGCTGACGGCGGATGGCATCATGACAGTATCGTGGACACAGCAGGCTACATCGGCTGTTTGTCAATGGTTCACCATGCTAAGGAGAGACAATGAAAGCAAGACTATGTTCATGTTTGCCTAAACAATTGTTGCCAGTTAAGCCCGTATGTGGAGATAAGTTAGATGACTCAGAAGAAGAGTGAAGAAATAGTGAACGGTCTGCTAGACGAGATAGCACGATTAAATGCGTTGATAGAGCAACTGAAGTCTGAAATACATACAGCGAACTTGGAAAGATTTAAACATGATTGACCTTAAACATTTAGATTGGTTTGATGACGCGCTGTGTCGCGGAATGAAAACTACTATCTTCTTTCCTGAGACTGCTGTCGGTGTGTCTACTGCTGGTATCTATGATGAAGCGGTGAAGGTTTGTGAGCGTTGCCCTGTCGCTGAGAAGTGTTTGGCTTACGCTATGGAATGCGAAACGAATGACATAAGAAGGTACGGTGTGTGGGGTGGCAAGACTCCAAGAGAGCGTGAGTATCGCCGTCATGGTGGTACGGGCGGTAAGTTAAATGGACTTGCCCCGCTACAACGCTAGGGAAGGGGATACCTGCGGAGCAGGGCAAATCCAAACTTTATGTTAGCAGATTATTTAACCAACTGTATCTGGTAGTTGTGTTTGTGGTCGAGAGTGCAAGCGTCGGTGTCTCGGCGTGCCTGATACTCGGTCATGTATTGATATGCGAGGTGTCGGCGTTTAGTCCACCGTTCGTTTGTGCCGTGTCCTGACCCTCGCCAGTAGGCGACAGGCTGATTGCCTGCCATCTTAACTACAACGAAGTGGTGTGATGGTTCTGTGTAGGTTGGTTCTTGGTTGCGTGGCAGTAGTCGCTGTTTGATTTCTAACAGGATTTCTACTGATGGGCGTGTTGCTATGAACTTGATTAGTTTGTGGGTCATTGCTGTCTTTCGGGTAAATTGCACGCATTAGGAGCGCATTAGAGCGTTTCAAAATGGTGGGTATGGTATGTGGGTGCGGTCAGTTTCGTCGTCTAGTTCGGCAGTTTTGTAATCTTCGAAGTCTTCTACCGTGAATGGTACTTCGCGATTGTTTTGATTGAGTTGTCGAACTGCTCGGACTATCTGCTCGTTTAGTTCGGATTCGTTCGGTGCGTACTCGCCGTCACCGAGGTAACCCCAGTAGGTTTCGCCTGTGTCTAGGTTCATGGTTGCACCGTCGGGGAACTTCTCTCGTTCGGTTTCGACATCGTGATACCACAGTTGGTTGTCTGCGTCGTAGGTCAGGATGTAGTGGTGGACTGTTGGCTGTTGTTTCATTGTGTTACCTCTTCTAATGTTTCTTCTTCGCACGACAACACATCGGACTCTGAATTGTTAAGGTGTTTCTTTTCGCTGTCGTACCCATTGTCTGCCCAGTTTTGATAGGCGTCGTCTTTGTCTTCGCCTTGCACCCAGTAGGTTGTGTACTCGGCGGTGTATACGGTTATCTTAAATGTTTTCATTGTGTTACCTTTCGTTTCGGTGTCCCGTTCATGTCATACTGACCTATCTCCACCCAATTAGATGTATCGGTGGACAGATATCCGTCTGCGTCTATCGTCTGCGGATACGCAACTGCGTATATCGTTCTTGGTTTGTGTCCGACTGAATGGATGTTGATGTCCCACTTGTCATTGAAGCAGTAGAACTCATCCATCCCTTCGTATGCTTTGTCGTTGGCGACTAGTGCGTTGATGTAGCCCTGTGTGAAGGCTTGCAGTAACGCGAGTTCGCTGTCCGCTATTTTGATAGTTGGTGTGTCTTGCATTGCTCCTCTTTCCATTCAAGGTATTTGATGTAGTTGGTGTCTAGTTCGGCTGGGTCGAGGTCGTTGAACCTGCACCACCGTTCGTATGACATTTGATGTGTTGGTAATCTCATTGCTGTCCCTTAGTTGTGTTTACTTTGTTACTTTGATGTCGCTTGGTTCAAACATGATGTCAATCACTTCCAAACCTGCGTACTTTCCCTCTGTGCTTATGAAGCCCACAAAGATGAAGTCTCCTTCATCATCTGAGCCAATCTCTGAGATAGTGCCAGTCCGCCCACAGTATGCGTGAAACTGATTGGTGACTATTACTTTGTCTCCTTCTTTCATTGCTTTCCCCTTTCGTTGTTGTTGTGTGTCGGTCTTAAGACCTTGTGGGTGTCGGGGACTCGAACCCCGATGTCTGCCAGCCACCCTGCCTACTTACTTCATTATCCGTGACTCGTCTACAATTGCTAACCCTTCGTAGACGCTCGTGTTATCTCGTTTAATCATGTAACGCAGATGAGAGTCGTAACCCTCAATAACGCCACTAATTAAGTTGCCCGAAATATCTGTATAGGTAACTCGTGTGCCTTCCGTTTTCATATTCACCCCCGTTCCCCTTTCGTAAGTTGTATCTATACTGTATCACACTTAGTTACCCTTGTCAAGTACAATCTTTGTGAACTTCGTCACATTGTTAGGCTTACCTAACACCTGTCTTATGACATCAATCACAATGTAAGGCTTACCTAACACAAACACCTGTTCGCCAAACATATGTTCGCTTAACCCCTTCGTGCTGTCGGGTGGTTCGCTTTGCTTCGCTCCCTCTGCGCCTGCTTCCAACTGCTAACCGCAAACGGGGCAACCCACAGCAAACATATCGAAATAAAAATAAACACTCTCGCTGTCTCACTTTCCATGATTCACCCCCTCGCCTTCTCTCACTCGCTCATCATGGCATTGCTCACAAAAGTATGAGCCATCTATCGAGTCACAATAAACCTCGTAGCGGTATTGAGCGCAATCAAAACACTGTCTTAAGACATTCATCGTGGATAGTCTCATTGCGCTGTCTCCCGTTCTGCTAGTTGTTTGTATTGTCTAACTTTGCAAGCGTGCCCAAGCCAGTACGCTTCGAGACTGTCACCCCTGTACGCTTTCGCGTTTCGTTCTGCTCGTTTCGCTTCCGCTTCATAGGCTTTTAGTATCGCTTTAATGTTTAGTTGTTTTGTGCGTGGCATGGTTACGCCCATTCGTGGTGCAAGATATAGCCTGCACGCTCTTTCTCGTAGGCGTATGTGACTGATGAGAGAGAGTAGACAAGATGAAAACCCATGTCCATTCCGCACCCGTTTACCCTGATAACCCATTGCCCGTTTCTATCCTTTACTTTGTCGCCTAATGCTTTGCCTGCTATCCAAGTGATGTTGCGTAGCCTGTTATCTTCTACTATGAATAGTGAGATGTCTCGCGACATTCCCGACTGTGAGACATGACGCAAAACTGTGTAGACGGTAGGTCTGTCTTGCTTTGCGAACATCTCGCGCAGTTCCATTCTTGCTAGTTCTCTATCTATTGCTTCGTTTGTTTTCTTAGTTATCATTATCTATCCCCTTTTCTATGTTGTTGTTGTTACTGTATTACACTTTTAAATCGTTGTCAAGTACCGTGATATTAGAGCCAGCGTGCCAAGTCTCACCGTCACCCGATACAGGCGTGACCTTGTAGTCGAGGTGTCCATATCTAGACCGTGAGTCAAGTATTAAGACCGCAAACCTTAACGGCGAGCCCGATACTGTTAGCGTGCCAGTCTTGCCGATGTTTTGCTTGAGTTCTTCTGCGCTAGTCATTGCTTGCCCTTCTCTTGTTGTTGTGTCATTTCCCCGACATACTCGCCTACCTTGTAAGCGAGATAGATTACTGCCCCGAGTGCGAACATTATTATGCCCGCAAAATTATCGTCTACTATCATTGTGTCCCTTTCGTTGTTGTTGTTGTCTTTCGTCCCTAGTGCTCATCGAAGAGCCACGCCCGAGGCGCTAGGGTGCTGTCTTAGTACTTGATTACTCGCCCACGAATACCGTGATGTTTGGCTCTACAAATTCTCGAACTTTAAAGGCGAGCCATTCGAGGGTCTCGACTTGCGACTCGGTGAGCCCTTCGGTCTCGCCGTTGCTGTCTGTGCCACCTGTGAGGACGATGTCGCCCACGATGTAGTCTGTGTGTGCCCCGTAAACCTTGTCCCAAAAATATTGGGCGTATGGGTTGTGGGGTTGCTTAAGCATCTTGCCTTCTTCGTTGCACCACATAGTCACTACTTCGGTGAGGTCGAGAGCCTGAACTAATCCACCCACCGCCTCTTGCAGTTGCCCGAGTGAATTGGTGGTGAGGTCTAACTCTGTTATCTCTCCCGTGGTTGTTATTCTGATTGCTTTCTTCATGTTTTCCCCTTTGTTTTGTTGTTGTTGTAAGCGTAATACACTTATTTTAGTTTGTCAATTACCTGCTATCTGCTTTCGCATTGTCCCTAGTCCAAATCGAATCGGCACGCCCGAGGCGCTAGGGTACTGTCTTAAGACTTGCCCGTCACCCCCCCACCACTATGAAAGGTGACTCGCACCCGTGGCAGGTGATACCCTTGTCTAGCGCCCTGCGTGATGTCCTGATGATTGACCCGCACCCGCACACCGCCTTCAGTCCGTTTTTGTCACGCCCCACGGGTCGAGATTGACCGCCCCCAAAGAGCCCGCCGAGACCGCCTAGCCCGTTCGGTGCTGTCTTATGACCGCAAGCGGTGACTATCGCCTCATCAATAAGGGCTATTTGCTTAGCCCATCGAAGAGCGCACGGTCTGCCGACTGTGGTTTTTGTCCACCCTGCCCAATGACCCTTTGAATATTCCTCGATGGTGAGACCGAAGAGCGCCCCCGCACTATCTCGAAAGCGCATATTGTGGCGTCCGTTGCTGTCCACATCTGCCACGCCTGCCGTGATATTGAAAGCATGCGTAGCCTCGTGGGCAACTGTCCCGAACACTTTGAGCCCGCCCTGCCCGAGAGCCTGCCCCGAAACCATAATCTCGTGAAAATAGGCGCTCTTCTTGCTCTCGCCCAGCCCCATCGAAATGGCAAAGGGCGCATAGGCGTAGTCTTCGTCGATGGCGCTGTAGTCTGTCTGCCATGCGGGGCGGACAGTTATATGTCCCCACGCCTTCTCGTCTCTTTGCACCACGAAAACGGCGGGCGGTAACGCTTGCCCGTGGGTCTTCAATGTCTCGGCGCTCAAAGCGTCATAAACGCTGTGCAATGCCTCGACTATCGGCGCAAGTGTCACCTCGGCGGGTGCTTGCTCTAATGTCTTCATTCTGTCCCCTATCTGTAAGTTTCTGACGACCTCGTCAGCGAGAGCGATACCCTCGGACGCCTCTCGGCGTTTCGGTCTAGTTGCCCCTCAAAGCGTCGCAACGATTCACAAAATTCATGAAACCGTCGAGCGCCTGCCTCGTTGCTCGAGCACTCGACACAAAGCCGAGCCCGCATGACTCGATGTACTCGCCCGCCATCTCTTTGCAACTGTAGTGGTTCGCATCGCTCCACAACTCAAAAGCCTGCTCCGCCGACAACTCGACGAAGTAATGCGTTTTAGTTTCGCCGACTTTCACGGCGTCGAGGTCGAGCAAGTCACGGCTTGCATGGTCCTCGATGAACCTCTTCGGAACTCGAATTTTCTGATTCATTCAATACCCCTTTGTTTATATGGTTTTTATCCTTACCCCTATCAGTATAAGGCATGAGATGCCCACTCGACGAATCATTCACTGTGACACTTGTCACATTGTCAGGCAACCCTCACAACCCAAACAATGTTAGGCGACCCTAACAAATAATTACTTCTACGGCGGTAGGGTTATTTTTTTTGTAGTGAGATGACTACTGTGGGTGAGGCAAACACTTGTTTGGCGAACATATGTTCAAGAAAACACAAGCACACAAG